GTTGATGCAGAGTATACTGTGGCTATAAAGTGGCTTAAGTTTTTGGGTTTTACTTTTATTAACAAACATAACCAATGGGGTAAACCCTTTTTAGAATTTGTGAGGATATAAAATGATTGATCCAATGACAGCCTATCAAGCTTTTACAGCATTAAAAGGTTTTAAAGATAAGCAAGACAAAGCTGATGCACAACAAGCTAGGTATGAACAGAATAGAATTAATGCAGTTGCTGCACGTGACTTAAAGATACAAGCTCTTAATACCAGAGCTATACAAGAGTCAGAAGCAGTAGCAGAAGATAAGATGGCTTTAGCTATCAAAGCCTTAGAAACTAAAGAAAAACAAAAAGTAGCTGCAGGTGAAGCAGGTGTAGGTGCAGGTAAGACAGCTAAACAAATTACAGACTTAACAGAAGCTAGAAAGCTTAGAGGTATATCTAAGTACAATGCTTCTATTGATAGGCTTCTTACACAAGTAGAACTAGAAAAAGCAGGTGTTAATGCAGAAGCTATGAACCGTATTAACTCTTTACAACAGGGTGTACAACCTAGTTTAGGTGAAGCAGCTTTACAATTTGCTGGTAATGCAATGGCTTCTGATATTAAATACGGAGATGGTAAGATGTTTGGTATTAATTTAATAGGTGATAAAAATGTTGCAGACTTAAATAAATTTGGTATAGCAGATGCTATGAAACCTGTACCTAGTGGTAATGATATACCATTTGCATTAGTATTAAAATAATTAGAAACAGAGGTTTAGATGGCTAAAAGAACTCCAGTTAGTAGATTAGAAATTGATAGTATATCAACCAAAGGAATAGCAAGTCCTGTAGAAACTTATGTACGTCCTGCAGAAATTCAAGTTCAGAAGTCTCCTCTTTCTGTTTTTGTAGATGCATTAGCTCCAGCAGTTAAAGCTAAACAAGATAAAGAGTTAGAGATTAAACTTAAACGTGAAAGAGAAATTGAAAGTTTTAGACTTCAACAAAAAAATCAACAGATAAGTCATCAAGCTGCAAAGTCTTTTGCTAAAATAAAACAAGACTATGCTAATAACGAAGACATGTATCACCAGCAACCAACTTCTACTGTAGTAGATAGTATAAATAAACATGTTTCTGATTATGATAGTCTGATGGAAAAAGAGGGTACTGATCCTTTATTNAGAGANAAATATAAATATCTTATGAATGACTTGACTGTCAAATTTGTAGCTGATTTTACTGCAGGTAAAAGAAAATATGAGATAGGTNAACAANACGAAGATATTTATGAAGCANTTTTAAATCAAGAAATTGTAACTGANGGTACTNNAGAAGANANAGTACAAGCTATAGTTGATCTTGTTAATAAGAATGCNAANGTACATTTGATTAAAAATGCTAAAGGTAANATGANACCTGACTTTAATAGAATAAATNCTCTTTTAGTAAAAGCAGCTGATGCTTTAAGTAAATCTAAACCTGATAATGTTTTATATCTAGCTGCAGAAAAACTTNNNTTATTAACNAATCCTAAGNATGCTAAANCTATGAATGATCTTAAAGCAAAGAGAGATGCTAAGATACAAACTAACCAACTTAACAAAGTTAAAAAAGAAACTCTTGCAATTAAAGTTACTGAGGCTTTAAATAATGGTACACCTATAGATAATATAACATATAGAAACCCTAAAACAGGACTTGATGTAGCTTTTACTACAGTTGAGAAAGATCAATATGTTACTGCTTTAATACAAAGATCTGATTTTCAAAGTAATACTTCTAGAGCTAAGTTATTTGCTAAAATTAGACATGTACCTTCAAATATAACAGCAGAATTAAAAAGGGGTATTCAATATATAGACGGAACTACTGTTGCTACTTCAGATGACGATAATGCTCTTATAGAACAAAGTTATTTAATTTGGGAGTCTTTAAAAAACGCAAACAATAACATGACTAAACTTATTGGTGATGATGCACATAAATTGTTTTTAGCTATGGAAACAAATATTAGAGAACAAGCAACCACTGGCACATACCAACCTGAAACTATGATGACTTTAGATGCAGAAGGTAGTGATCCAGAAGTAGCTCTTACTCCAAGACAACCTATTAATTATAATAATGCTGCTAATGTAATTAGTAAAATAGATATTAAAAACTATAAAAAATCTGATTCTTTAAAAAAGCTACTAGCTACTAAAGTAAATAGGAACAATCTTCTTCAAAGGCTTTTTGGAGGAGCAGACTTATCTGAAGTTACTAATGCTTCTTCAATCTTACCAGATATTTTAGAACGTGCCCACTACATTCAAATGAGTAATTCAAGCTTAAGTGAAGAAGAAGTAGTAGAAAAGGCAATAACAAGTGCTGAAGCAGATTACACTATAATAAAATCAGGTGCTGGTAAAAACTATGCTTTTAAACATTTAGATACTGATGTAGGTTCTCCACTAAAACCTAAAGTTGCTTTACCAGAGTTTAATAAAGTATTGTTTGAATCTAAAGTAGTAAAACAATATATGAAACAAACCTTTTCTGAAGTTAAAGCTTGGGATGTTAGTATTGAACCTTTAGGTAAAGACCCTAATCAAGTAAGTATTAACTTATATAATCTTTCTGACGGTAGAGAATTTATAGGTATGTTTAGAGTTCCTTATAGTAAAAGTAAAGTATTAAGTAAGAAAGGTCAGGACGTTATATTACAAGAGTTTGCTAATACTTTAACAAAAGGAATTGTACCAGAAGGTTCAACTAGTTATTCTACATCTACTGATGAGTTTAGTAATATCTTGTCTATGATTAATCCTAATAAAACACAACTAAGCCCTAGCTTACGTACAGATGTAGCAACATCCCCTATAATTGAAAAAGATTCTATAAGAGAAACTGTAGGTAATGTTTTACAAAACGTATTTGGAGGTTTGGGTAAAGTACCTTTTGATGAATTAGTACAAGAGCAAAAAAGTGTCAGAGAACTATATGAGAATGCATTGAAAAAATCTTCTGACTTTGTTCAAGGTTTAATAGATGATACTACAGAAGAGTATTATAAAACTAACCCAGAACTAAGACCTAAAGAAGGTGCTAAACAATCTTCTTTATTAGATGATGTTGTAAATACTGCAAGTAATATTGTAGATCAAATTAACCCTATTAGTACAGCTAGTGCAGATAGTACTCTAGATAATACAGAAGTAAGTAACCAATCAATAGGAGAACAAGTGATTATAGAAGGTAATACTACAGAAGAAAAAACAGCTAATATGATAGCAACTCAAGAAGGTTTCTCTAGCACACCTTACGCAGATGGTAAAGATAAGTCAGTAGGCTTTGGTTTCTACTTACCTGCTTTAGAAGCTGATGAAAAAGCTTTGATTAAAGATGTTAACAATGTTACAAAAGAAGAAGGTGTAGCAGTACTAAACTTAAAAGTACAAAAGATTGGTAACTATCTAGACCAAGAAATACAAGGTTTTAGAAACTTACCTGAGAAAGCACAGTCAGCTATTATTAGTATGGGCTACCAGTTAGGTGTAACTAACATCCCAAAAACTTGGAAAAAATTTACAGCACATATTAAAGAAGCAAGTCAATATGCACAAGGTTCTATTGAACAAGCTAATGCTCTGTTGAATGCTAACTTTGAAATGTTGTACAATGTAGCTAAAGACGGTACAATTAGCTTAAATAAGTGGGCTACTCAGACTAAGAAACGTGCTTTTGAGATGGCTGAAGCTGTAATTGAGGATATAGATTTACCTAATTTAATTAGTAGTGCTGAAGCTTCTACACTAGAAACTTTAAAAGCTAGTGACTTACCTACACCAAGACCTGATAATATAAAGGGAACTGTTGTCAATGTATTAGATGAAGATAAAGAATCTTCTAATATTATATCTGCTCCTTATAAAGCTTTACTTTCTAATATTGTAGGTATTGAACCTAATTTTAATACTGAAGATATTGGAGAAGATACTTTAAATGTTATTAATCAAGCTACTGCAACTGCAGAGGCAAGAGGTTCTAAAAGTGTAGAGTATGATGATTATCCTTTAACTAAAAGAGGTTTAAAAGTTGGAGCAATTATAGCTAACTTTAAAGATATTAGTGGTAAAAGATTATCATCTCAAGAACGCAAGCAAATGGAAAAAGATGTAAACGAAGTCTATCCTAATAATCCTATTGGTCTTGCTATGTTAGCTTATGACTTAGCAACAGACCCAGTACTTAAAGCAGCTGGATTTGTAGGAGGTTTCTCAATCCAAAAAGATGCAGAAGGTAATAAGTTTATAAAAGAAAGATGGAACTTTAATAATAAAAGTAGTAGTGAAGGAACTATCTACAAAAAAATGAGAGGTTTCTTTAGTACTTTTGCACCTATAACAGAAGATGAAGGTTCAGAAGTTTTTGTTAAACTAGCTTCAAAGTAAAAAGGAAGACTGATGGGTAATAGTGGAATAGAATGGGCAGATAACATCTTTGACATATGTGTTATATTCTTAGTAGAGTTAGCTAATTTAATAGGTATATCTTACGAAGAGATTAACATATGGATTTTTTGTGTTATCTACCCTGTGGTAGTACTACTACTATGTTATCAAATACTACGTTTAAATAAAAGGAAATGTAAATGTCAACAGTAACCTTAGATGAAATGTTAAAGACACTAGAAGCTGATGATACTAAAATACCTCTAGCACAGACTGTGTCTGAATCTGCTCTTTTTGATTCTCAAATGAAAGAAGACAGTGAGAAATCAGACAGAAGTTTTTTTGAAAGTGCTGGTACAGCTTACAGTGAAAACTTATCTATAAAGGCTTTAGGAGACAGTATTGATAAAGCAACTACTGTTGACATTGGTGCACCTATTACCAACTTTACTCCTGAGTTAATTAAAACTTTAACAGAAGGTTTACCTATAGAAGCAGCTAAAGAAATATTAGAAGATGCTAAAGATAATGGTTTTCAAACAGCTATGAAGCAGAGAGAGTTTGCTTTAAAAACGTTAGATAATCGTAAAAGACTAGAAGCTGATGGTTTTACAGGTGTAGCAGCCAATGCTTTTTCTGTAATGTTTGATCCTTTTGAGTGGTCTGCTATATTAGGTCTTACTGCTGCTGCAACTACTGCTGGAACTCCTGTAAGTGGTGCAGCTGCTCTTACTGCAGGTACTATTAAACAAGCTTACAACGTTAAGAGAGCCTTTAAGATAGGTGCTCTAGCTACAGCAGCAGAGAGTGCAGCTTTTGAAGGTATTAGAGCTAATGTCAAGTATGATATTGATGCTAATGATGTGTTTATTGCTGGAGGAGTAGGTGCTCTCTTAGGTGGTAGTTTAAATGCAGGTAGAATAGCCTTCCAAAAAGCAGGACAACGTTCTAAAATTGCACAGAAAGTTGTAATGGGTAAAGAACTTACACCTTCTGAAAAACTATTTCACGATCAGTTTAACGTAGATGCTTTAGCTGAAAAGATTATAGCAAGAGAACTAACAGGTGAAGCTTTTCTTGAGTCTACAAAAGGTGGACAACAGGTTAAAAGTTTTACTAAACTAAAAAATGAAGACGTAGCTACACTACCTCAACAAGCTGGATGGAGTATGTTTGGTTTACGTGAGTTAATTTCTACTACTGCTAGAATGGGAGCTTCAAATATAGCTTGGGCTAGATATACTGGCAGAGCTTTAGGAGGCAACTTTACTGGATATGAAGGTGGGAAGTTAGCTACTAATGTATCTGCTTCAGAAATTGCTGAATCTTTACAAGGTGTATTTCGTGATCGTTTAGCAACTCTGTTACCAAAAGCTCAAGCAAGGTTTGTTAAAGAAACAGGAACAAGTGTTGCAGAATTTAATAGGGCTGTATCACGTTATGTGAGAGGAATAGACAGACAGAACGTAACTGATGATATAAAAATAGTAGCTGAAGAGATTAGTAGGGTACAAAACAGATTAGCAGAGTTAGCTGCTGAAGCTGATGTATCAGGTTTTACTAAGAAGTTATTAGGAAAAAATCCTTTTTACATGTCTCGTATCTTTGATAATGATAGAATTGCACAAATAAAAGCAAGGTATGGAGATAAAGCTAATGAATATTTAGATGAACTAATTGAGACATCTATACGTAGAGAGCAGTTAAATATAGAAGATCAAGTAACAAAGATGTTAACTAAAAAAGGTAAAGTAGCAGACATTGATACAGTAGGTACTTATATAAACAAGATTGCAGTAGCTTATAGAAAAGGTATAACATCTTCTAAAATTGCAAAAAGAGATATACCTGATGCTAGTGAGATGACTTTAGAAGATTTAGGTGATATGCTTAAAGCAGAAGGATTTGACTTAGATGAAATAGATACTGTTACAGAAATACTTACATTGTCAAACATACCTAGATCACATAAACGTGCTAGAAATCGTATGGTTTTAAACGAAGGTACTACAATTAAAGTAACTAATCCAGATGGTGAACTAGAAGATTTAGCTTTTACTGACTTACTAGTAGAAGATGCTGAACAACTTGTTAACAGTTATATCTTTCAATTATCAGGTGCTATTGGTTTAGCTAGGAATGGTATTAATACTAACGTAGTAGGTAGTCAGTTTGATAAATTAAAAGGAAAAATAATAAGTGAAGGTGAAGCAAAAGGTTTACCTCAAGATGAAATAAGAAAAGCTGCAGATGCTGCACAGTTTATGTATGACGGTATCACAGGTAGACTTAAGAATAGAGAAGAAGTTCAGAACATAACTGATATGAACGTAGCTGTAAGAGCTTTTAGTTTCTCTGTAAACATGGGTATGTCTGGAATGTCAGCCTTAATGGAGCTTACTAATGCTATGTTTGAGTATAGTTTTACAACTATCCTTAAATCTGCACCTGCTTACAAACAACTCTTTGATTTAGCAGCTAAAAATGGTAGACTACCTGATGGTCTTATGAGAGAACTAGTTGAAACTATGGGAATGGGAAATGAAGTAGCTTTAGGTAAGTGGAATAATGTTACACGTTTTGATACTGAAGATATAGGTACTGTTATTTCTCCTGAACGTGCTAGTTTTAGTAAGAAAGGTTCTACTCTACGACAGGCAGTAGGTCTTGCAGAAAGAGGAGCTTATGGTGCACAGAAACACGTAGCTTATTGGTCTGGTTTAACAGGTGTTACACAGACCTTACGTAGGTTATCTATGATGCATTTTACTAATGAATTTGCAGTAGCTGCAAGAAAAGGTAAATTACCTTTTTCTGATATAAAGAGACAACAGCTTGGTATTACTGATGAGATGGGTGAGAAGATACTTAAGGTTATGAATAGTAATCTAGTTGAAAAAGCACCTAACGGAAGAGTAACTAAGCTTAACATTGACAAATGGGATGAAGATGTTAGAGAAGCTTTTCGTGCTTATGGGTTTAAAGATGCTAGAACTAATGTACAAGAAACTAACTTAGGGTCTACTAATAGATGGATGAAGTCTAGTCAAGTAGGTAGAACAATGTTTCAGTTTATGAACTTTACTTTAGGTTCTTTAGAGCAACAGACTCAAAGGTTAGGAGTTAGAGGTAACCCTTTTGGAGGAGGTGGTAGAGATGCCTCAGTAGCTAAAATATTAGTTGCAGCTGCAGCTATGGGTGGTCTTATGTACATTGCCAGAGTACAATTAAATGCTGCTGGACGTAGTGATGCTGATGAATATATTAAAGAACGTATGAAACCAGCTAACTGGACTATGGGTGCTCTTCAACAGATAGGAGCAGCTTCTATGTTTACTTATATTTATCAAATAAGTACAGGAGCTATGTCTGGTAATTCTTATGCTATTACTCCTCCTGCTATATCTATAGCACAAAATGCTGCAGGTAGTTTAGCTAATATATGGGAAGGTGATATGACAGAATCTGAATATAGAAAAGCATTAAGAGTCTTACCTTACCAATCTTTATACGGAGCTAGACAAATAATTAACTCAGTTGCAGACTATTTTGCTAACTAAAGCTAAAGTTACAACATTAATAACGAGGAATACATATGCCATTATCATATCAAAATAATACTGGGGATAACAGTACGGATACGTTTAGTATCCCCTTTACCTACACTGCAACTAGCGAAATAAGTGTTACAGTTGATGGGGTAAACCAAACAGGTTTGAGTTTCCCTTCCACTTCTACAGTGCAATTAACCAGTGCTCCTGCTAGTGGCACTGTTGTACAGGTTAGACGTACCACAGACTTATCATCAAGAGCAATAGACTTTGCTTCTGGTTCAGTACTAACAGAAGAAGACTTAGACAACTCTAATATACAAATCTTTCACTCATCACAAGAAGCT